TGTGGAATCGACCACGATAGTTATGCTATGGCTTACGCTAAACGTGGAAAGAAACCTGCAATAGCTTGTGGTGTAGTTTTGAATGGTAAAGTACCTATCAATCTTTTAATGAGATTGTAATATCAAACCTTCCATTTTAAGCACCCCCCTAAGCGATTTAAGACACTTTCTCTCACTTTAGGTACTATACCCTTAAAGGCACTTACAAACGCTTATATGAAACATTATTACTAACAATTAAATTGTTAATAACTTTGTTAAATTATTTGTTAGAAATTAAAATAATGTGTATCTTTGTCCTTATTAATCAAAAACAAAATTATGAAAACAATTTATGAACTACAAGCCGAAGTAGAAAAATTAGGCGAACAAGCAAAAGGTAAATCAGCAGAAGTAGATATGGAAGAAAGAATTAAAGACATTCCTACATTAGATACTAAAAATGTCATTAATAAACTTTCAAATGAAGCCACAATATTTGAAAATTGTGCTAACAAGTTCTACGATTACGAAATCAAAGCAATCGAAAGTAGCGACACTAGAGGTTCTTTTTATTGGAATCTAATAGCTAAGGAAAATCAAAACGTTGCTAAGACAATAAGAAAAGCTATTACTTTTATAATAAGAGAGCAAAAGGAAACTAACCGCATTAATAAACTATAAACTGATATGAAAATTGAAAATTTTAATGACATTATGAAAAAATGTTTTGGCGATAGGTTGATAAATATACCAACCGAAGAAGAAGTAAAAAAAGAATATTGCGAACAATGTGATGAAGAAGTAGAAGAAGACCATATTTGTTATACTTGTTGTAATGTAGAAATCACCCAAGAAATTAAAGATATAGGACTTTGTCCTACTTGTTTAGAACATATATAAAAAGGATATAAAATGATAGTTCAAGATTGGGTATTACATAAAAGTTATAATCCTTCTTCAGTATGGGTTTCTGATGGGCAAGTCAATGGAGTTTATGTTAAGGACTTTAACTATACTGCTAAGGAGTTTCGAGCAATAGGAACTCAAGAGCAATTTGACGAAGCTATTAATAGTGAGTGGACTTTAAAGATAGACGAATTTTATACTTACGAACCTATATCAAAAGAAGATTTTTGGCATAAGGAAGAAAAGCGAGAACAATACAATAAAAAGATAGAAGAAAATTTAAAAATTTATCGTAGATTGTATAAGGAAAATGAAAATAAATTATTAATTTTAAGAATTAAATAGGGTAACCCTACACCCTTCTAAGTAGGTTTAAAAATTGAATTATGAAAACTAGCAAAATCAAAGAAGTAGTAAGTGTGAAACCACACGAAAACAGTTACGGTATAACTTTATACCATTCTCTATTAATGGAAAACGGAGATAAAATTAACATTGGTAAAAAGAAAGAACAACAGGTAGGTTGGGAACTAACTTACGAAATTGTAGAAGAAGGACAGCAAGAGTACAACAAAGCAAAAGCAGTAGCCCCTGAAAACTTTAAAAGCAACGGACAAACATCTTATAGTAGTTCTTTTAAAAAAGATGACGTTCAAAATTTAATCGTTCGTCAGTCAAGTTTGAAATCTGCCGTAGATTATTGTAGGGGTAATAATTGTAGTCCTGAAGAAGTTTGTGAAACAGCAGACATATTTGTTAATTGGGTAATGAATAAAGAAAATAAAATTAAGGAAAATGACTTACCGTTCTAGGATACCACTCAAAATAGATGACAAAGAAAAGTTTAACCATATCTGCGACCTTACTACTTCGTTAGTAGGGTTGTGGAAAGGTTCGCTTAGTTTTAAGTCAAGAAAGCAAGAGATACAACTACCAAGATTAGTAGCTGCTAATATAGGGCTTTTAAACGACATACATCATAGGGTTATAGCTGAAGTGTTTAATCGTGATAGGTCTTCAGTATACCACTACGAAAGTACTCACGGTGGTAATTATACTAATTGGAAAAAGTATAGAGAGGTTTTTAATCTCGTTCATCAAGCTTATACTGAAATAGAAACTTCAAAACCTTCTTTCAAAGACAACAGGGCTTTAAAAAGACACATCTTAGAGTTTGTAAAAGAGAGTGAAAAGTGCCAAGTAGAAATCCTTGTAACTTCAGGGAAAGTAGGTTGTAAGATAATAACTTCTTATAGAGAATTTTCTTATGTCTTGAAAAATATTAAGTTTGCATTAGCAAATTATAATCATTCAATAGACATTAATTTATTATGAAGCACTTATTAAGCAGTACAGCATTTTTAGTAGTAAATAAAAAGTTAGCTAAAGAAATAGGATTACTTGAAGTAGTCCTATTAGCTGACTTAATTTCTAAAGAAGAGTATTTTATTGATAATCAACAACTTATTGACGGTTGGTTTTTTAATACTGCAAAGAATATTCAAGCTGACACATCTTTAACTTCACATCAACAAAGAAAGTGTATTAAGAACTTAAAGGAGTTAGGTATTATAGAAACTAAGTTAATTGGTATTCCTGCAAAGCAACACTTTAGAATAAGTGAAAACAAGTTGTTAAGTTACTTCACAACAAGTTATTCAAAAACTGCACAACAAGATGTTAAAAAAACGCAAACTATTAATAAGAATAAAGAAATAAGAATAAATAATAATAATATATCTATAAAGGAAAAATTTATTTCTGAAGTTAATTCTTTTGAATACGAAGATTGTTTAAAGGAAGAATTTATAGATTATTGGTGTGAGGGTAAAAAACGAATGAGGTGGCAGAAGCAACCGACTTTTGATATATCTTTGCGGCTGAAACGTTGGGCGAAAAATTCAAAGAAATTTAACAAAGGAACTAAAGGAACTTCTAAAATAGATAGTCAATTAAACGAATACTTAAAAGGAAAAGAATTATTATGAAAGAAAAGGAATTTTTGAATAAAGTTATAGATTTATTGCAAGTAATGAAAACAGAACTACAACTAAAAGAAGCAAAAAATACTGATATGAAAATGGGTATAAGAATAGGACATAGAATATCAGCAGTACAAAAAGTAAAACATTATATAAAGCAAAGAATAAAAGGTGAAGGAATACCCCCTATTTTAAGAAAAGGGGATAGTAATGATATTTTATATGGGCATAATGAAAACTGAAGATATATACGACCTTATAGCAAAAACCTCTATTGAATTAGGGTTAAGAACTGACGGTAAGTCAATGGCTGCACTTGCTAAACTATTCTTTCAGGATTTACAGACAGATAAAAGATTAAAGTCCTTATCCTTAGAACAAGTACAAACAGCTTTCTATTTGGGTGTAAGGTATGACGAAAAAGAACCCTTCTTAAATATCAGGACTTTCTATCGTTTCTGCTTAAAACATAAAGAAAGAATAAATGATGCAATTTACGAAGTAGAATATTATCATAAAAACCCTAACGAAGTAGAATACTATCCTAAAAACTTATTGAAATGAAAATATTAAATCTATATGCAGGAATAGGTGGGAATAGAAAACTTTGGGGTAACGAACACGAGATTACAGCAGTTGAATTAGATGAAGATATTGCTGCAATTTATAAGGACTTCTATCCTACTGACAAAGTTATAGTAGGTGACGCACACAAATACTTACTTGATAATTATAAAGAATTTGATTTCATTTGGAGTAGCCCACCTTGCCCCACACATAGTAGAATAAATTTTAATTTTCAAAAGAATTTAAAATATCCTGCAATGGAATTATATCAAGAAATTATATTTTTAAGGCAATGGTTTAAGGGAAAATATTGTGTTGAAAATGTTATACCCTATTACCCACCCTTAATTCCTGCAAAAGAATATGATAGACATTTATTTTGGACAAATTTTTTAATTGGAACAAGTAAATATACTAACGTGCAACATATTTTAAGAGGTGATTTACAAACGAAAGCAAAAATAAAAGAAGTAGAATTAGACGATTTGAAAAAAGTAAATAAAAGCAAAGTCATTAATAATATGGTAAACTCAAAAACAGGACAATACATTTTAGATTGTGCTACGAATGTAATAAGAAAGGAAAAGACAGAGCAAACAAAACTATTTTAAAATGAAGATATTAACAATCGTTTGGGTAATACTTATTGTATCTTGTCTATTAGAAGCTATATTTTGTACTAAGTTTGTAGAAGATGAAAATTAACCAAGAACAAAAAAGAAGAATATGGAATTGGTTACAGAATAATACTGTCGCAAACAGAGGTGTTAATGATGGAAATAAAGAAAATCAATTAACAGGATTGATTGGTGAGTTTGAAGTACATAATTATTTATTAGGATATTATCCTGAATTTTCTAATAGTTTTGATGGAGGGGTTGATATAGTATATAAAGGAAAGACAATAGATGTAAAGACAATGTGTAGGACAGTTGATGCAAAAATGGAGTATGTAAATAACTTTTACGCTTGTCAGTTAAAATACAATTGTGACATAATTATATTTGTTTCTCTTAATAGATTAGAAAATACTATACAGATTTGTGGTTGGATAGAGAAAAAGAATTTAGAAAAAAAATCTATATTTTACGAAAAAGGAGAAAAGAGATACAGAGATGACGGTACTTACTTTAAGTTCAAAGCAGATAATTACGAAATATATAACTATAATTTAATTGATATATCGTGGTTCGACCTATAAGTAAACTAAAAAAAGAACTTGATAAGTGGTTCAGTTTATTTATTAGGTTGAGGTTCGCTACAAAAGAAGGGCTTTGTCAATGTGTAACTTGTGGAAAGGTAGGTCATTATAAAAAAATGCAGTGCGGACATTTTCAATCTAGGCGACACCACGCAACAAGATGGAATGAAAAAAATTGTGCCGTACAATGTATTGGGTGTAATTGTTTTCAGCAGGGGCAACAGTATCGTTTCTCTATTTATTTAGACGGAAGGTATGGCGAAGGAACTGCAAAAGATTTAGAGTATCTTGCGAAACAAATTACAAAGATAAGTCGTTCTGACTACGAAGAAAAAATAACTTATTACAAAGACGTTGTTAAAAAGTTAAAAAAAGAAAAAGGAATTGAGTAACTTTTTTTTTAAATTTGTCGTATGAGAAAGCCGCTTGGTATTAATAAAGAACACGAAATCATATTAGACACCTACCTATTAACCGTCTGCGAAAGTATGAAAGAGATAGCAACAGAAAGCCGTTATAACAATTTCCTTGACATTATTGATATTATAATAAAATACCATAATCAATATTCTGCTAAAAGTGTAGGTGTTTATTCTGACTTTATGTCTATCATTCCAACAAATGTTACAAGTTGTTATAGTGGATTTTTAGCAGGAGTAGAAAACACTAAGAACCGTTCTTTATGTAGGGCGTACAAAACACTCCTAAGAGAATTAAGCCATAGTATAGTAGCTGATTTAGAAAAATTAAAGATTGAAGAAGATTGATAAAATATATAAGTTAATTGCAGACAACCGAGATAGATTTGTAAAGGTTGCTTCACGATATACAGAAGATAAAAATGTAATTGACGAAGTAGTACAAGAGCAGTATATATATTTTACGCAAATGAACAAAGACACCCTGACGGACATTTACGAAAAAGACGGATTAGAAGGAATAGTCAAGTACGGTGCAGTAGCAATCCGTAGGGCTTTGACAAGTACACGAAGTAACTACTATTATAAGTACAGAAAATATTATAAAAATCTAACTAATACACATTATACCTTAAAACGAAATTACAATAAAGATATTAAATACTCATTTGAAGAAAGTATATATAATATTCCGTATCCTGACGAAAATGAATATAAAGAACAATTATTACAAAAAATTGAAAAAGAAATAGGAAAATTATATTGGTACGACAGACAGGTAATTCAGTTATATTATTCAGGACATACACTCGATTCACTCGCAAAGAAGACAGGAATTAGCAGAAACTCCTTATTCACTACTATAAAGAAAGTCAGAACAATACTAAAGGAAATACTAAAAGATGAAATACCTAGTAAAGAATAGTATAAGAAAAGAACGGCTAAAGATTTGTAAGTCCTGCGAACACTATTTTAAGCTAACAGGTAACTGTAAGAAGTGTGGATGCTTTATGCGAGTTAAGACATCTTTAAGTTTTACAGAATGTCCTATCGGACTATGGAAAAAAACGAAAGAAATAGAAACCCCTAAAGAACTTCCTAAACACTTAGAAAAAGAAGTTAAAGAAATATGGAAAGACATAAAAGACGGAAAAGCAAAAGACCACGAAACAAAAGCACGAATGATAGATATATACAATACAATATTTGGAACGACTTATAAAACTACAACAAACTGTAATAGTTGTTTATCTTCAGTATTCAAAAGAATCCAAAAATTGGCAAAATGAAATACACAACAATTAAGTGGGTTTTAAGAAATCATATAAAAAACGGAGTAAGGGCTTTGTGGACTTGGGAAGACAATAACTTTACCTGTATCTATAAGAACTATTCACAAACAGATAGAATATATACAGCACAACAATTACTTAAAAAGATAGATGGTAAGAAGTGAAAGACAGAATAAATACTATTGGAAATGTATAGTCAAGCCGTTATGTGACTTTACAGGTTATCATAAGTGGGAACTTCACGAACAACTGAAGGAAATGTTTATACTAAGCACAACAAAAGAACTAGACAAAAAGGACTTCAATCAATACTGCGAAGAAATAAGGGCTTGGGCTGCTACGGACTTAGGGGTACATTTACCTGCACCAAATGAATATTAACTTTTTCTATTATATAATATGGATAAACGAACAGAACGAACACAAGACAATAAAAAGCTATTATTAAAAGCATTAGAAAAGTCATTAGGTATAGTAACCGAAGCTTGTGAAAAAGCAGGACTAAGTAGAACACAGCATTACGAATGGTACAAAGAAGACGAAGATTATCGTAAAGCAGTACAAGAAATAGACGGTATGTTTATTGACTTTGCCGAAACACATCTTAAAGAACAAATAGAAAAAGGTTCAACCCCTGCTACAATCTTTTACTTAAAAACAAGAGGTCGTAAAAGAGGTTACAACGATACCTTAGACATAACGTCAAATGACGAACCAATAACTATTGAATTTAATATAGATGCTAGTCAAACCAATTCTAACGAATAAACAGGCGTTAGCTTTTACATATCTTAAAGACAACGAAACTAACGAAATACTTTTTGGTGGTGGTGCAGGGGGTGGGAAGTCGTGGTTCTTATGTGCAGCTTTAGTTTCAGAATGTTTAAGATATAAAGGTATTAGGGCGTTACTTGGAAGAAGTCAATTATCGGTTTTAAAGAGTACAACACTAAATACTTTATTTGAAGTTTGCGAACAATGGAATTTAACAACACCTAAACATTATAAATACAATGCTCACACAAATATTATTTCTTTTTACAACGGTAGTGAAATCTATCTTAAAGACCTTTTTCAGTATCCTGCTGATAGGAACTTCGATAGTTTGGGTTCTCTTGAACTTACTTTGGCAGCGATTGACGAATGTAATCAAATCACCGAGAAAGCAAAACAAATAGTTAGTAGTAGAATAAGATACAAGCTTGATGAATACGGTTTAATTCCTAAACTACTACTGACTTGTAATCCTTCTAAGAATTGGACTTATACGGACTTCTATCGTATGGCGAAAAACAAAGAATTACCTAAACACAGAAAGTTCATTCAGGCGTTAGTGGACGATAATGAAAACATTTCTAAACACTATAAAGAACAATTAAGCAAGTTAGACAAATTAAGTAAGGAACGTCTGCTGTTTGGAAATTGGGAGTATGACGCAACAGATGACAGTTTAATTGACTATGACGCTATTGTAAGTTTATTTAATAACAAAGGGGTTGAAGGTGCTA